TGCAGACTAGTAGAGCGACTCAAAAGCAACGTAATCCGGACATCGGAAACCTGCAAGCTTGGCCAGCACTCTTGCAGCCGCGTAATACCGCGATTGGACGCTCTAAGCTTGGCTAGTCGTCTTACACATCTCCAGATGAATTTCATTACGGTAGTTCGGGGTCGCTCTACTCGGCATCGCTGCTTAAAATAGCTTCCACTTCCGCCCTTTTGGACTCCGGAACATCATCAATCGTTTTGATGCCTTTACGGATAAGATTGGCGTAGATTTGGGCCATGTTTCTTCATCTCCTTATTGTGGATGGGTAGCAGTCTGACTCTATCGGGACCTATCGCTTTGCGGAGGAAAACACACTCATCAGCTTCTGTAGCCGCGGCGCTGTATTCGTCTCTGCCAGCGATTCATAGATCTCCGTCAGTCCCAGCATTACCTCGACGCTCTCCGCTTCTAGTTGCGCAATTCTTTCTTCGGGCGACAACGGCCTTGGCGCATTCCGAATCTCATCGATCTGCTCCTGCTCCATCCCCTCGATCCACATCGAGTTAGAAAAGTCCCATCGGGGCATAAACAACCCTTCTGGGACTTTCTCGGCGACGATGTAGCCGGTTAACGTCTCTTCCGTTTCGGATGGTGCTATCTCTCGAATCTCTGTTACACCTGTTTGCGAGAGTGGTACGATGACCGGTTCGATGTAAAGGCCGTTGAGGTCTGTTTTTATTGCTTCTTTCATTTTGGCGGTACCTCCTTATTGTTCGGCTCGGAAAGAAATTCCGTCCAATGCTACAAAACTATTTGCAGCAAAAGCTAAAGTCACGGAGCCATTTGTGTCAATACTAATTGCAAATGGTACAGCATCTGAGTTTGTCGAGTATGTTAGGGTGCTGATTGGAGAAAGTTGCAATGGTCTGTAGCCCTTGGGTAAATAAAATAATACAGTCCCTTGCGCAGTTATCCCGTTCTGCAAAAATCCCTTAAAGTGTACGATGTTAGAATCGTCCCTATAATATCCAGCAGTTCCATAACGATTTGTCCATTCACTAAGAAGCGTCGGTACGATCCATTGCGGCTGTTGATTCTGCGCCTTCGTGTTCTGCAGGACGGTTATTTCTGTCCGGGCTTCAACGACCTCCCGTACAAGAGATTCGACTGACTCCCGAATGTTCGGCACATACTCCGCGCTGATCGTCTGTGGGGCGACGCCGAGTGTGTAAGTGTCGAATGCTAGGTAGGTGACGTAATAGACGGCGGTATAGTCATAGTGCCCGGCTTTAATCGTCGCCCTATATTTCTCGTTGCTTGTGTCACTGATGATGTCCCAAGCTCTATCTACTTGACCGTTTTTGTAAACATTAACGAACCTAGACAGCCGACACTTTAGCAGTGAGGACACGTCCCCACCGTTAATGTGTGTCCCAGCGTAAGGAGTAGCAGCCTCTCTTACCACAATCCCCGTTCCGACCTCGACCTGGTTCACGCCCTCATGCAGCATTAAGGAGCCTTCATAGGTAACTGACTCATCTACGCTTTGGGCGAGTTGGTACATGAGGCGGTAGGGGGTATAGCCCTGCCCATCGATCCAACCGCTTATTGTTGGCAAGACGTTTGTTCCCTCAGTGAAGCTTCCGTCACTCCGACGCTTTGCCCACCATTTGTTTCCGCTGGTGTAAGGAGTCAGGCCGTTAGATCCTTCCTGGTACATCTTCCACCCATAGAAATAAGCCTTAATCTCATCTGCTGTAGGTGTGTAGGATACTCCCCAACCGCTGTCTGTATCGGGAATCGTTACGTAGAGCTGCCCGCGTAGGTTTGCCGTATCGTTATTATTAAATAGGGCATAAGAATCAGCTGTACCACCGGTACTATCTCCACTCATTATCTTACCGTTATACTTTACAAGCCTGCTTAAACCACCGGACACCTCTGTTGTTGATGCTACCTGCGCATAAACACGTTTATATCCAACGTAGTCCGTGTGAAACGCCCACGCAAAACTACCGTCTACACCTAATTCCTTAAACCGCCGTGTCACCCTCGGTTTGCCTTGTCCATCAGTATACAGCCGATCTGCTACGCTGCCGTCTACATTGGAAAGTAGGTTGCAGTCTGGTAGATAGAGATAGGATGGTTTCTGTGGTTCGAACGGGAGAGGTTCGTATCCGATGTTAAGCATGGGGGCACTAACCAAAACCGAAGCAAGAAACCCATTATTAAATGTGACTATAGCAACAGCTTTTGCGGCATTTGTCGGCATTGTAAATACCATAGAGACGTCATAAACACCATCGGTTTCTACTAATGGGCCACCATATATGTTTGAAGTTGCGTTAATTATTAAGTTATCTGCAGAGTCATAAACATACAGTTCCAGCCAAGCCCCTTTACCTGATGTTGCACCAGAAGCACTGCTTACGTTAAACCTTGCATAGTACGAGTAAGTTTGCCTTGGTATAACTGCGAAAGCTCCGGTATCAAATGATCCAAAGCCTGGCGCATTACTTTTGACAAGTGATACGGAGTAGTCATCGATAACATGAACGCCGCTCAAGTTGCTCGAATTTTTCCACTCCGAAAACGGCGGAAGCAGATTCTTCCCCTTATTCTCGATATAGACGGCATTGACGTGCTTCATGTCGTCTACGTAGGGGAATTTAATGGCGATGTACGCTTGAGCCTGGACTGTCGTTAGGCTGTTGATATACGACTTTTCGGCTGCGGTGATTTCAAACACCCTCATGCCGTCAGCATTAAAGTATTGTCCACTTGTCGCTTCTCCGGGAACGTGCGCAGCCCAGTAAACAATATTGCCATCTGACGATGGCGAATGAATAATATAGCTGATTGCGAATTTCTCGGTTTGGGGCATCGCATTACCTCTGCCACCGAAGAAGACCGCCATTGATGTGCTGTTCGGAAGTGTGCCGTTTTTTATCTCTGAAATTGCAAGGTAATGCTTCCCCGAAACTACAGAGATAGTGTTTGAAGCCCCAGCCGTTACTCCCGTAGCAGTGATCTTCAGGCTTGACAATCCATAGACCTTATTGGAAGTGTCAGTGGAAATTGAAGCGGAAGTTCCGCTAGTACTCCATTTGTTTGAATCTTCTCCATTCCCACTTTTGCCCAAAAGGTTAACCAACGTCCGCCCCTGCATCGTCGGGCGAAGGATAGCGGGAACGTCACCGCCCTGGACGATTTGGACGCCTGGGGTCAACGTCAACTGCTCATGAGGCTTATCAGCCAATTGATCGTACAATTCCGAGATCGCTCCAGCCGCATTTTTGGCCGTTGTAGGCAAGTCATCTACAGGACCCAGAGATTGATCGACTTTATCCATATTTTCGTTAAGGGTTTGAATGCTGACAAATTCGCTTTCCAGCGGCTTCTTCAAACCTAAATTCGGTGTAACTTCCGCCATTTAGCTCCAACTCCTTGTCATCACTTCGCCCCAGGTGAAGTTATTGAGTTCTCCCCACGTTTTCTGCCTCAGCTCGCTCCACTGGGTATAGGTGAACGCATATTCGACAGCCAAGTGCGCCGGTTTGATTTCTTCAATGACGGCTTTGAGATCGTCCAGGTTGGGAGGAATCCCCCTTGTATCCACGAACTTTATCGTGAACGTGTAGGCCTCCGGCTGAAGCGTCACCTCGACCGTCCCACCGTCATAGGCTTCGGCTACCGATTTGATGAGACTGACCGTCACCGTTCCGATCCCACGCAGCTTGGACAAAATAACGCTACGTCTTTGCGCGACAGGTTTGGAAGCATCAATGGTAATGCCCAGCTCACGTTCCCAATGCTCTAGGCCCCAAGTCGCCGTCGAGACAAAATATTGCTCAAGCGTTCCATCAAGCGCCTGCCATAACGCATCCAATTCCTGTCCTTGAGCCTCCATATTGGCGCTCATAACTCTCGAAGTCGCATAATAGTCCGGGAGGAAGGACATCATCTCCTTTCCCCGGACGCTTGTCATCGCATAGTTACTCACTTAAGCTCACCGTCCCGATTACCGCGACTTCGCCAAGCGATAAATCGATATTATCGACACCGCCGCTCACCAACAAATGTTCAAAATCGACGATTCGCGGAATGTCCAATAAAATAGCCGAGATCCGATTATAACGAATGAGCGGATCGACAAAAGCAAGCTGCTCCAAATAATCGGCAAGTCCCGTTTCAAAATCTTCCCTAGCTTGCTCCAATGTCGATCCGCTAGCCAGCGTCAGTTTAGCTTCTATATGAAGTGATACTTCGATTGCAGCTTCGACCGTTACCGCAGCGCCGATCGGAGCTTTGCCTTCTCCTTGACCGGCAGCGGGAGAAATGTGATGCTGTACAGCATCAACAATCGTCTGACTGGGAGCACGTTTATCTTCACCCAACACATAGAGTCTGACTGTCCCCGGGCCGTCCCATAACGGTTCTACACGAACCCGACTGACTCCCGGCGTTTCCAGCGCCCATTGCTGATAGTCCGCCCTATTGCCGCTTGTACCCGGCTGACGCACCTTCAACAGATAGCGAGCGAGCAGAGCTTCATCGGACTCCTCGTCCGTTCCCCCTGTTATCGCTGCTGTATTTGTAATTCCCGTTACCCCCGCAATCGGCTGAACGAGCAAGCTGACTGCGCCGACCGGCACGTTGCCACGGCTGCCTGGATCGACTGCACGAATCGGAACGATCGCCTTACCCTGACTGCTAAGGGTTCCAGCTTCCGTCGTCTCGTACTCTATTGACGAAGTTTCCGTCATCTCATCCGCAGGAGTCGCCACTCTGGAACCGAGAGGAATAGCGGCGCCCACACTCCCCGTCAACACAACGAATCCAGTCGCCGCAACGGCTGGCCTTGGGATCACCCCATGTTCCTCGCAGCGCATTCTCAAATATGGGCCAAAGGTCGTCATTGCAAAGCCCCGATCCAGCACCTCGCGCGCCCACTCGGAAGCCCTGTACAACTGATAAGCCGTAGGAGCCAGCGAATCCCAAATATATGAACCCTCCGACTTATCGAGATCCGCAGGTACTCGTTCCATCATTCTCGACAGCATTGCCTCTTCCGTCTGTTCCTGCAAAAATTCCGGCATTGTCGCCATTACACATTCACCGCCATTCCTTGAATTTCCGCCGTTTCGTCATGGACGTTGGAGACAACGCAGCTGAATTGGCAGCTATCTCCCGACCATTCATACACAAAATCGTCAACGCTCGAGGTCCGGGGATCGCTCATCAACGTCTCGGTCGCAATTCTTTGAATCTCCATTTCGATCGCGGAACGAGGCAGTCCAGAACGAAGCAACTCTTCGAACTCTTGACCGTAATCCCGCGAATAAACAAGATGACGGTAACGCTCGGTCAGCAACGCTTTCTTGCACCACTCAACCCAAGCATCCTTGCCCTCGCTGACGGCAACCTTCCCGGTCGGCGTCGTAACGAACTCGCCAGCTTCGAAGTCAAAACGCCAGCTTCGCCCGAAAAACACGCCGGGCTCCATCAATTCCTCCGGCTCCTCCACCGGCAATTCCGTTGGAAATAAATTAGCCACCTGAGCTCACCACCTTGCAGACGATGACGGCATCCTTGCCGCCGTTCACGGGAACGGCCAGCACGCGGTCTCCAGGCTTGATCCCGGCAGACCAATTCAGCCGCACTTCGCTTATTTTTGTCTCGTCAAAATCAAAACGCGTACGCTGCGGGGGCACGCCGCCTCCTGTAGGGTTGCCTGCCTCGTCCACCGGTGCAATCGTTGTGCCAACCAGGGAAAAAGCAGGAAATTCCAGGTCGGCTACCCACTCGGCAATGTAGTAATCCGGAATTTCATATTTGAAAGAATCCAGCTTAACGCCAGACCCCGTAATCGTTCCAAGCTCCGAAGGCACACCAGATAACGACTTGGCTGCAATGCTAGAAAACCGATTCTCGAGTGTTGCTACCAAGCCTTTGTAAGGATCAACCACCGAAATCCCTCCTGACTTTGCTCTCCGAGGCAAGCTCCAGTTCCATCCGTCCAGGATTACCCAATTGATGCCGCACTTTAGTTACGATTAACTCAGATTTGTCCAAGCGCACACGATCTCCTGCGCGAAGCGTATTAATGTCCAACGCTGTGACCGAAATAGTCTCTTGCATCCCAATCAACGTTTTGGCAGCAATCTTCCTGGCCTGCCCTAACGTCTCAATCTTGCTGTCCATGATCAATTTTTGCAGCGTACCGTACTTCTCGGTATCCTTTTCCATGACAGCCAACGTCTTGGCTACCGCGTTTTCACTTTCTTGAGGACCGATTACTTTGACCTTTGTAATCGCACCTTCAAGAGTACGATTCTGAGTCACTTCTTCGAGCGCTCCCAACTCCCCAATCACTGAGTTCCCACCAATCTCAACCAACTCAAGACCACGACTGGTCATTCTTACCCGATACATCTTGCCGCCTTTATCGACTGTTTCCTTCAAATCTTCCATGATCATTGAAAAGATCGTTCGACTTCTCTTGATGTTTCGGGAGAGCTTCTCGCGGGTATCCATGATATTCCCAACAGGAATTCCCCATGATTTCGCATACTGCTTAATTCGTTCCGTTGCAGTTTGATCTCCTGGCATGAGACGCTCGTCCTCTGATCTTGCAAGATAGATCGTTTTCTCATAAGCTGTTATGTTGAGATGCTTACGACCTATACTAGAACTTTGACATTCCCATACAACTGCAGGATTCAATAGATTTTCTTTTTTTGTTTTACCGACAGGTATACCCGCAATACGAATCTCCTGACCTGGAGAAATATTCGGCATACCTGGAGCAACCACCAGCTTCATATTGGCACAATAAGCAATCTCGTCGAGCGATTCCTCTAGAGACAGTTCCTCTATTAACTGAGTCAGATCATACTGATTTGCGTATATGACTTCATAACTCATGGCATCACCAGCTTTTGCCCAGGTCTGATAAGGTTCGGGTCACGCCCAATCAATTTCGTGTTGGCTTTGTAGATGTCAGGCCATTTCGAACTGTTTCCCAATTCCCTCTTGGCTATTGCCGTCAGTGTATCGCCTGGCTTAACAGTGTACACTTTGGGAATCGGTTTCGTATCAGCACGAGAAGCTCTCTTTGAATTTCCAATTTTACTAATTTTAGCATCACGCCAAGTGCGAAACGTCACGTCAAAATAGACGTCTTCTTGTTCTCCACCTTTGAACGTTGAATCGTGAGCGGTGACATGTGCGAGCGTATTGACGATCGTATCAGTAATAATAAGCCTAATCGGCTGCTTCTTCATTAACAGAGCAGTTAGCCGGTTCATTGCAGTTTGCGGATCAGGAATTTCCGAGTATTTGCAGTATCTGTCATCATAGTACTTCGGAAAAAAAGAAGAGAACGCAATCTCCTTAACCCTCTCTCCTTGAATAAGATCGATTTCTCCCAGGGAAAGAATCGTGGTGACCTCAAATTGCTTCTCTCTCCGTATACGTACTTCTTCGGGATTAACAGGAAAAATAAAATCTCCGGCAACGGGATCTCTGACTATAAAGTCCAAACTCGTTCACCTACTCTCTGTTTATGGCGTTCTATTCGCCATAGCTTGCTGAATCGCTGCTGCAATTTTATATCCGACATTACTTGAAAGTGTTTCATAGTCGGGTTCACTACCTTGAAATGCAAGTTGAATTGTCCCAGGGGATAGATTTAAACTAATGTTTGCAGGACCCTTAATCGTTCTGTCCATAATCTGAGGGGGATTAAAGGAACTACTATTCTTTGTGTTCAAATCTAAATCAAATTCCTTAGTCGGTTGTCTGGCTTTACTGTTTTCTTTTGAATCTTCCTTAAACCAGTTACCTATCCAACTTGGTGCTCCTTTAATCCAATCACTCGCTCGACTAGAAGTTTCACCTATCCATGTGCCCGCCTTGGTCGACTTATCGCTAATCCAAGCACCTGTTTGATTAGATGCATTGCTAATCCAAGATCCAGCTTTACTTGAAGCGTTGTTAAACCAGGCTCCTGTTTGATTAGATGCATCACTAATCCAAGATCCAGCTTTACTTGAGGCGTTGTTAAACCAAGCTCCTGTTTGATTCGTTGCATCAGTAATCCAGGCTCCAGCTTCACTTGATGCGTTACTAAACCAATCACCTGTTTGATTCGTTGCATCGGTAATCCAGGCTCCAGCTTCACTTGATGCGTTACTAAACCAATCACCTGTTTGATTCCATGCATCGGAAATCCAGGCTCCAGCTTCACTTGATGCGTTATTAAACCAATTACCTGTTTGATTCCATGCATCGGAAATCCAGGCTCCAGCTTCACTTGATGCGTTATTAAACCAAGCTCCTGTTTGATTCGAAGTTTCAGTAATCCAAGTACCTGCTTTACTTGAAGCGTCGTTAAACCAGGTACCTGTTTGATTCCAAGCTTCGGTAATCCAAGCCCCTGCATCATTTGTGGACTCATTTACCCAATCGACCGCTCTTGTCGTTGAATCAAGCAACCATGCTCTTGCTATATCTGCTTTATCATTAACCCAGCCAACGATATTATTGTAGTTTTTTCCAACAACTCCACCAAGATGATCCCCAGCAATTCCTCCAAGAGCCATACCTACACCCGGCAGTGGAACAAGCGAACCCAAACCTATTCCAATAGCTGTCCCAATCGCCCTGCCTAATGCTTCGTTCTTTTCATCCTCATTTTCAGCTGTAACATATTTTACCCCGTTCAATACAAAACCAAGAGTAGTTACAACTTTCCCAGCTTTTCCCGTTATATCCAATACTTTTTGTAATTTAGGGTTACTCCACCATGCTTGGTTTGCAAGAAACTTGTCTCCCAATCCTTTTGTGACGTCACCAGCAGATGTAAAATAATTAGTGTTTCCAATAATACCCAACAAAGGATTGTTTATGTTATATAGATTCTCCTTCATTGAATCCGTCTGTGCATTTGTACCACTCCTACTATCAGTAGGAGTAAACCAACTTTCGCTTTTTTTACTATTGAGAAGAACCCTATTAATATTCGGAAATAACATAGTTCCATAATTTTTCTTAAAATAGTCATCCATTGCCTTGCGCGTTAAATTCTCTTTATTTACTTCCTCACCTGCGTTATCCCTAGTAGCCATCCCATCATCCTCCTTTCCCCGCCAACATTTTGCTTTCCGCTTCCCATTCCAACTCTATACTAGCCATCAGGAACAGCTGCTCGCCGCGAGGCAGGTTCCAGAACTCTCCGGGGCGCAGGTGGTGGCGAACCCACAACGCATGAATCATGCCGGCGAGCGCCCCGGATCGGATTAGTTTTTTACGTCTTCCAGCTCCGTATTAAAGCCGGACAAGTCAAGCACAACATCGCCCAGAGCTGAAAGCTCGCCCGCAAGCAAAATACGCTTGATTACTTCCTCGGCACTACTGGCCGAGAACTTGGTCAGAAGCTGCGGATTACCCCAGTTTGGACTCACGGTCGAAGCAGCAATGAGCGACACATTGAACATTTCCTCATCCATATGTGAGATTGTCTGCCCCCGCTTCTCCTTACGCTCCGTGCAACGTTCACGAATATTGAATACTTGCTTGCCGGTCAGGCCGCGCAAAGTCACAGGAATATCCAACCGATCCAAGCGGACGGTTCGCTCGGGCAATGTATCTGCGCCCAGAAGGCGCTGCAAAATCTGTTCTTCCGTCAATTGTTCGAAAGACATGTTTTCGTTCCTCCTCTTCTTAATTGGCTACGATCGGATCAAGCAGACGATATCCTTCGAAGGTGAACGCAGTCTCCTCCGTCACTTCCTCGCCGGCCGTCCAGTTCGCCAGTTGAATTTTGTCAGGAACGCAGTTGATCAGCTCGATGCGCTCGAAGCCGTAAGACTCCGGATCGGACAGCTTGTTAATGATGTTAAACTTCACGAAGCCGCGACTGATCATATCGCTGGTCAGCTTATAACCACTCATCGTCCCCGTGCCCTTCTTCGTGCCGAGCTTATGAACGGTCCATTCCTGTCCCGCCAGCTTCAGCTCGCGCTTCTCCACCTCGACGGAGGCTTCCAGCTTGTTGATATTCGTCTGCCACACCCCGTCGATAAACACTTGCCCGTACGTACCCAAAATCGCTCTTGTCGGATCCATCATGTTCCTCGTTCCCCCTTATCGCACGATAAATGTGCTGAAAATTTGTTCCATAACGTCGGTCAAACGAGCTTCCCATTTCAGGAAAACTTGGTCCGGCTCCGGAGTAAACTCCGGATCGACGTATACGTCGTACCCATCCGATTCAATGACGCCGGCTTGCGCCAGCGACTGCATGTATTGCTTACAAGCGCTGATCAGCGCCAGACGGCCTTCCTCGGTGTTGTTCACCTTACCGATGTAGGAATCCTCGGCCGTACGCTGCAAGTCGGAGTTGATGCTGTCCATGACGCGAATCGTACGGATTTTTTTCCACGGATGGTTCTGGCTCTCGCGCAGCGTAACGAGACTGTTGATTCCCCGGAGCGCTTTAACGAGACGTCCGTCATGAACAAGCAAGAAAACGCCGCC